TAAAGGGCTCGTCGACCACGAAGGATATGTTTCGCTCAGACCGCTGCACGTCGATACTCTGCGATGAGTTTGCGACGGTGGAGAACGGGCAGGCGGTAATCGCCGGCATCACCGACTCGTGCCCAAGTGGCGCGATTTTCTACTGCTCGACGCCACAGGCGGGCGCGAACGGTTTCAACTATGCTCTCGACAAGGGCATCGGCAAGATCATCACCTACCACTGGTGGAACCATCCCGACAAGGTGAAGGGCCTCTACACGTCGGTCGGCGGCGAGCGGCACATCCTCGACGACACGTTCGCGGGGGAGATTCTCCTGCCGGAAAAGGGCGATGTCGTCAGGTACCAGTTTCCGGGCAACTATCCGTATGTGCTGGACGGCGAATACCGCAGCCCCGCATACGACCGCAAGGAGCGGGAAAAGGGCTCGAAGAAGTGGATGCAGCAGGAATGGGGCTGCGTCCGGTACGGCGTCGGCGACAGGTACTACGATTTGCGCGTGCTCGAGGCCCATGAGCATGACTACGCCCAGGACCCGTGGGCGCGGGGGGAGTTGCAGTTTTCGTTCGACTACGACCGCCGTATAGTGCGGTTTAAGCAGTTCGAGCCCGGCGGCCTCGGCAGGTTGCTTCTCTGGACGATGCTGGATGCTGTGGGGCAGCCCGCGAGGAATCATGCCTATGCCCTCGGCTGCGACGTTGCCTACGGCACGGGGGCGTCCAACTCAGTGTGCGCGATCCTCGACGTGAACCTGCGGCAGTTCGTCGCCGAGTGGGTCTGCCCGAATACTTCGCCGGAAGATTTTGCGAGAGTGGCTGTGGCCCTCGCCAAATGGTGCGGCGGAGAGCCACGGGCGCTGCTTCTCTGGGACGGCAACGGCCCGGGCCTCATGTTTGGGCGCGAAGTGCAGAAACTGCGCTATAGCCGGGTCTATCGCAAGAAAAACGAGCAGGCTCTGAATGCCGCCACGTCCAAGACCCCCGGATATTTCACCGGCCACGGCGATGCCAAGAATATCCTCCTGGGCGAGTTCCGCGGCTCCCTCGGCCGTGGCGAATATACCGTGAGGTCGGCGGAAGTGCTCCGAGAGGCCAAGGAATATATCTGGCTCCCCAGCGGTGACATCGCCCCCGCTGCGCTCTCTGAGGACTCAAGCGGCGCACGCACCGCCCACGGCGACCGCGTGATAGCCTATGCGCTCGCCTGCGTCGGCGCGCTGGACATTCGCCCGCTTCGCGTCGATGCCGTGGCCCCGGAACCTGGCTCGTGGGAGTGGCGCCGCCGGCAAGTCCTCGAATTGGAACAAAAAGCAAATCCCTGGCACCGCGAATAAACGGTGCCCTGCCCTGCCATGATCTGGTTTCCCCAAGTTTCCCCAAGTTTCCGCTGAAGTTTCCACAGGATTATGTTTTTGGCTTAGGACGCGGGAAATCATTGGGCTTGCGCAGTGGAAACAGTTTACAGTGAAGTTTCCCCAAGTTTCACGGCCTGGCTCTGTAGGCTTTGTGCGTACTTACTGCGTACTTATGGCGTACTTATAGGGAACTTATCAGGCACTTTCTGCCACCAGCCCCCATTTCTCCGCAGTCTACCGCACTATTCCGCAGTCTGACGTAAAATAACGTCGTTTTAGTACGTTTTTTCCTTGACAAACACAAAAAGCGTATTATGCTCTTAACGGTGTATGGTCGAGGATACACCGCCCCGTATGGTGGTAGACGCGCAGGAGTGGGTATGTCTGAGTTGTCTTCACACACGGTATGTGCGTTGCAGCGAGCTATTTCCCATGCGGAGCGGGTACGCGCCCGGATGTCGAAGGTGCGCCGCAAGTTTCTTGAGGCGTATGCCGGTCGCCACTTTCTGATGTCTGACGATGCCAAATCCTCTCCGATCCCCCTGCTTTACACATCGGTTGCCATCTACATCGCGCAGCTTGTGGCCCAGCACCCTGCGGCGGCGGTATCGAGCAAGTTCCGCAAGTACAGGCCGTTTGGGCGCAGTATGCAGATTCATCTTGCGGGCAAGGCGCGGGAACTGGACATGCGCAAGCGTATGCGGCGTGCGGTGTTTGACAGCATGTTTGGCGTGGGGATAACGTATGCGGGGGTGCATCAGACTGGTGAAGTCCTCGCAAACGGCGCGAAGGTAGCCGTCGGGCGCTCGTATGTCTCCAACGTTTCCCTCGACCACTACGTGCAGGACCCCGGATGCCGCGACATCGAGGAGGCGCTGTGGCAGGGGCACCTCATGGAACTGCCGATTGAGGGATGCCGCGATCAATTCGACAACATGGACAACGTGACGATCAGTACGAAGTCATACGCGGATGGTGACGCAAGCGAACGCCTCACCAGCGGATATAAAGAGGACAGGCGCGAACTCCACGACATGTGCCAGTTCAACCTCGTCTTTTACCCGGAAGCGGACGGGATATTTGCCATACCGCTCGAAGGACAGGGCGAAAAGGCGCTCAAGGACATCGAGTACAAGGGGCCGGAAGAGGGGCCTTACGACATTCTCGGCTACATGCCGATGGAGGGGACGGCATGGAAAGTGCCGCCCGTCACCCAGTGGCACGACTGGCACGAGATGATCAACACCGTCGCCTGCAAGTTCCGCGAACAGGCGACAGACATGCGGAAAGTCCTCGCCTACACCAGCGGCGCGGCCGATGACGCCGACCGCGTGATGCAGGCGAGAAACGGCACGGCGGTCAAGGTCGACCAGCTCGACCAGTTGGCCGAGTTCACCTTTTCCGAGCCGTCACAGGCGATGCAGCCGCTGTTGCAGTTTCTGATGGGAATCGGCTCGCTCATTACCGGCAACACCGACCTGATCGGCGGCATGTCCGCATCGGCGAGCAGCGCAACGGAAGCGGCGCTCCTGCAGAGCAACGCCGCCGGGCGCATCAACGACATGCGCACCGAGATAGAGCATTTTGCCGCCGGGATATTCAAGAAGATCGCCTTCTACGAGTTCAACGACCCCCTACTCGACTCCACCGTATACAAGCGCGTCCGCGGCACCGACATGGAGTTTCCCGAACGGCTGACCCCGGACAGCCTGGAGGGGCAGCACTTCGATTACATCTGGAGCGTCACGCCGTACAGCATGTCCCCGAAAGACCCCGCCAAGACCGCCCAGAACATCCTGCAATGGGTGACGCAGTTCGTAATGCCCGCCCTCAACATACAGCCCGCACTCGCGCAGCAGTTGGACCTCGAAACGCTGGTGCGCGTATCGGGCGAGAAGATGGGGATAGACGAGGTTGACGACTTTTTCGAGGCCCGCCGTGCGAATCCGACTGACATGACGATGGCGGCGCAGGCGGGACAGGGGTTCCCGACATCGCCGAGTTCGAGTCCGGCAGACCAGATGCAGCAGATGATGGCGCAATCGCTTGGGGCGAAGATGCCGGGCATGAACGCCAACCAGACGCCTTCTAACATGCCGCGAGAGGCCGTAGCCGCAGCGGCGGGAGCATAACATGGATTTCGAGGAAGCCATGTCGCGGCGCTTCGGGGTGAACAAGGACGATGTGCAGCGCCTGTGGCGCCAGAAACGTGCGGAAGTGAAGCCTGTCGCACGTCCCAGGCCCGGACAGGGCGGTTTCGGGGATGTTGCGGACAGGGTGATCACTACGCTCCAGAGGGATACGGGACGAATATGAGGGGACGAAATGTCTGAGCAAATGCAAGACGCGCCTGCCACGCCCATCGAGGAGTTGCAGGCCAATGTTGCTGCGGAAATCGCAGAACTGCAAAAAACAGCGGCGGCCACGTCCGAGAATGCGCTTGACGCTACTCCCGTGCCGGGCGCCGCTATAACAACGGGTGCCGATGCCGCACCGCCACAGGAAGGGGATAAGCCCCCTACCCCAGCGGCGGCAGCGGAAAAGGACGCTGGGGGCGCGCAGCCGGAGCCCTCGGACGACATCGACCCCGTATTACTGGCTGCCGCCAAAAGGGCGCAGTGCAGCGACGAGGAACTCGACACGATCCTCGCGTTCGGCCCAGAAAAGGCCCGGGTAGTCCTCGCTGGCTACAAGCGCGTAGAGGACAACTACAGCCGCGAACTCTCGCGTACGGGCAACGCGGAACTCGAACGGCGCAAGAAGGAACAGGACGGCGCTACTACCCAAGCGCCCGCCACACCTTCCGACGCGCAGAAACCCGCCACCGCAACGGCACAGAGCGGTGCGGCACTGTCCGATTACGGCATCGACGAAGATCTGCTCGACCCCGCCGTGGTCACCCCCATGAAGAAACTCATCGGTGATATGACCGCGCTGCGGGCCGAGACGGACAAGGCGATGAAGTACATCTCGGACCAGAAGAAGGCGGCGGAGCAGGCTACTAACGAGGGAAGTCAGGCGAGAGCCTTTGAACTCGTTGACGGCTTTCTCGCACCGCTCTTGAAGCATCAGGTTTACGCCGACGCCTACGGCACCGGCAAAACCGCAGAAATGGCGCAAGACCGCAATTCCGCGCAAGCACAGGCGCGGCTCAAACTCCTGACGGAAGCAGAGAACATCTTTCTCGGCGCTACCCAGAAGGGGCGAGACATCACGGCTGACGAGGCTCTTGAAAGGGCCTTGTCCATCCAATGGCAGGATGAACTCCCGAAGAAAGCTACAGCAATAGCGCGGGGGGAAGTCGCGTCCCAACTGAATGGCCGAGCAAGACAATTCACGCCGAAGCCCACCAATCGCAAGGGCGACCGGGTTACAGACCCGATTCAAACCGCCCGGGAGACCGAACGCGAGGGAGCACAAGCACTCGGCATAAGGTAGGGAGCGTCTTTCGTCCTTCCGCGATAGGAGGACATAGATGCCCGACTACAACGGTGTTCAAAACAGTGAACTCCTGGGCCTGGTTGCGTCAACGCAGGCGCAGCTGCCGCCCAGAGAAATCACGGCAACATACAACTACCAGCGTTACGAAGTCGTCAACAGCCTGTTCAGTAAAGACAAGATCACTGAACCGATGGCTGGAGGCCGGACGGCGTGGACCCATGAAATCATCCTCGACGACATGGGCACCGCGTCATTCGTCAACCCTTACGGCAAGACCGAAGTAGTTGCGCGGGACGTGCTGTCCACCGCCTCAGGGCCGTG